TTTCTTTTCAAATGGTCAGCGTTTAGCATATACTTGGTTTATGAATCCGATACTGTCAGCACTTTTAGTTAATGTAGGTTCTAAGGTACTCTCCAACAAAATAATTGGCGACCCAGACTATCCTGCTCAAATAGGATACGGCACAGACCCTACTCCACAGCCTGGACCATCGATGGACATAGATTTACCTGAAGGCAGTGATTTTGAGTCTTTGTTGAATGATGCTGATTTAGGTGAAGAAGAACTAGCTTTATTATTACAAATACTTAGTGAACAAGAAAACACCGACGTAATGGGATTAGCAGAAGGGGGAGACGTTGGTTCAATAGAAGCATACGAACCCTCACCGTTGGAAAACCAACAACAAGCTATTGCTAATTTTCTATTAGATAAAGGTCTTATATCAGATAACTATCGTGCACAACGATTAGCGGAAAACATGACGTTTATGTCTGAATTTATTCCAGGATTCGGTGACGTACAAGGATTACGTGAAGGTAAGTTCATGGTAGACGAAGGTAATCCTATGATGGGTGGGATAATGATGGGAGCAAGTATGTTGCCTTTTATTCCTGGGTCAGCACTTATGCGTAAAGCTGAAAAGTTACAAGCAAAAATTAAACAAGAAAAATTTAACGAACAACGTGAACTAAGAAACATGGGCTCTGGTGATGGGAATGCGGCACAAGAAGCTGCAGAACGAGCTAGGAAAAAACACCAAACTGCACAAAGACAACTTGATGAAATGGTTGCTAAAGAAAAAGCTACACCGAATCTAGAACCAACCGTCACGAAAAAAGAAGTACCGAAAGTAGTACAACAAGAAATGGATTTTAGTTCTCCTTCTATACCAAAAGGCGGCATAGAATCTTTACTAAATAAAGAATTAGCAGTACACAGTAGTCCAACAACAGGGATTCAAAATTTAAAACTTGATCCATCAGGCACTTCTCCAGGAGGTCTTTATCTAAACAGAAGTTTTTCTGACCCTAGAATTTTTGATTATTCTGAAGGTTTAGTTTCACAAGGAAGTCCTAAAGGTGCTGCTTATTTAACTAGACCTAATTTTTCTAGAACACTAGACGTTGAAAATATTGATAAAAACACCTTAAATAGAATAAACGAAATAATCGGAGATTTTAGACCTAAAAGAAGCCCAACACCTAAAAACACTAACACTGAATACGTACTACAAGGAATGTTAAAAAACAAAACAAAAGATAATATGTATTTCCCACACGGTTTTTCAGAAGAGTTAAACACTACCATATCTGATTTAGGTTTTGATTCTTTACGATACCCACCCAGAAAAGGTTTTGAAAAACTTGGAGAATCAGATACGTTGATATCTTTATTTCCTGAAGAAAATTTAGACATGGTAGAAGAAATACCTTTTGAAGACATTTATAAAAGAATGTATGAATTAAGAAAGTATAACGAATGACCTCTAACGCTGATAAGCTAAAAGCTTTAAAAAACATAGACCTATCACATTTAGATAAAGCAGAAGCTAAAGAGTTTACTGTTTTATTAGAAGAATTAACTAAACGTGAGTTTCAAGAAGAATCAACAAGTACCTTTATGCATTTTGTTAAAGCTATTTGGTCTGAGTTTATAAATGGCGACCATCATGTAAAAATGGCTAAAGCTTTTGACGACATTGCTAGTGGTAAGTTAAAACGTTTAATTATTAATATGCCTCCTAGACATACAAAATCTGAGTTTGCGTCTCATTTGTTTCCTGCCTATTTATTAGGTAAAAACCCTAAACTAAAAATTATAGAAGCTACCCACACCGCTGACCTTGCAGTTAACTTTGGTAGAAAAGTTAGGGATTTAATTGACGGAGAAGAATACAGAGAACTGTTTCCCGATACAGAACTAAAAGCAGATAGCCGTTCTGCTGGTAAATGGTTAACTAATAAAGGCGGAGAATATTACGCGGCAGGTATTGGTGGTGCATTAGCAGGAAGGGGTGCTGATTTGTTTATTATTGATGACCCACATTCTGAACAAGACGCTATGTCCGATAAAGCCATGGACGAAGCTTACGAATGGTTTATGTCGGGTCCTCGTCAAAGGTTACAACCAGGGGGTGCAATCGTTATCGTTATGACCCGTTGGAATAAAAAAGATTTAACAGGTAGATTAACTAGGAAAATGGCACAAGACGAAGGCTCTGACCAATGGGAAATTATTGAGTTCCCTGCTATATTACCTAGCGGTAAACCTCTTTGGAAAGAATTTTGGAAACTGCCTGAACTTGAAAGTATTAAAGCTTCCGTTAGTCCGTCTAAGTGGGCGGCTCAATACATGCAAAGACCAACAGGAGAAGGTATTTCGATTATACCTAAAGAATGGTTTATGGTTTGGGAAGAAAACACACCACCGAAATGTGATTACATAATTCAAAGTTATGATACAGCGTTTTTAAAATCAGAAAGAGCTGACTTCACGGCTATAACAACTTGGGGTGTTTGGTATCCTGATGGAAAGATAGGTGAAGAAATATACCACGGGAATGAAGCACATTTAATTTTGATAGACTGTATAAAAGAACGTTTTGATTTTCCTGAATTAAAAAATGAAGCACTACGTTTGTATGAGTATTGGACTCCTGATACAGTAATTATTGAAACGAAAGCTAGTGGTATACCATTAGTACAAGAATTACGTAGAGTAGGTATTCCTGTAAACACTTTTAGTCCAGGAAAAGGTCAAGATAAAATCGCAAGATTAAATTCTGTATCACCTATTTTTCAAGACGGACGCGTTTGGGTTCCTGATAATCGTTTTGGTGAAGAACTTATGGAAGAAGTTTCTGACTTCCCTTCAGGTGAGAATGATGACCTTGTTGATGCTACAACATTAGCGTTAGCTAGGTTTAGAGAAGGTGGTTTTTTACAATTAACGAGTGACTATTTTGAGGAAGAAGAGTATTATGATGGGGAAAGGGTTTATTATTAATCAAAATCATACTATGATTTATCAACATGGCTATTGAAAAACAAGCAATTTCGGCAGTTCCTAATAATCAAGAAGCAGTTGAACTTGAAATCATGGAACAACCTGAAGAAGAAACTGAACTTTTTGTTCAACCTGACGGTTCTATTATTCGTGGAAGCGACATGGAAGACGAGACGCCTTCTAAGTTTGGAGAAAACTTAGCAGAGCAATTAGAAGACAACGAATTAAGCACAATAGCTACAGAATTAGTCGGCTCTTTTGAAGATGATTTAGATTCTAGAAATGATTGGTTCACAACATACACCGAAGGATTAGATTTATTAGGAATAAATTCCGATTCTAGGTCACAACCTTTTGTTGGTGCTTCAGGAGTTCATCACCCGATACTCGCAGAAGCCGTAACTCAATTCCAAGCACAAGCATACAAAGAAATGCTACCCGCAGGTGGACCTGTCGATACAGAAGTTTTAGGAATGACTGATGATGCTAAATTAGAAAAAGCAAATCGTGTTAAAAACTTCATGAATTATCAAATAACTTATAAAATGGAAGAGTATGACCCAGAAATGGACCAGCTTTTATTTTATTTACCGTTATCAGGTTCAGCATTTAAAAAGATTTACTATGACCCTTCTTTCGGACGTGCAGTAGCACGTTTTGTTAAATCAGAAGACTTAGTTGTTCCTTATTACGCAGTAGATTTATTAACTTCTCCTAGAATTACACACGTAATTCACATGAATGAGAACGAATTACGTAAACTACAGATGTCTGGTTTCTATAAAGACACCGAAATGATGAGTCCAGGAGGCGGAGTAGACAATACTGAAGTAGATGATAAGATTGAAGAACTTCAAGGACTAACTAGAACTATAAGTGATGAAGAATTTACTCTTTTAGAGATGCATGTCGACCTAGATTTAGAAGGATACCAAGATACAGACGAAAATGGAGAAGAAACAGGTGTAGCATTGCCTTATGTAGTAACTATTTGCAAAGATAACAACAAAGTTCTCGCAATTAGGCAAAATTACAAAGAAAATGACCCCATGAAGAAGAAAATAGAGCATTTTACGCACTATAAATTTCTTCCAGGACTAGGTTTTTACGGTTTTGGCTTAATTCACATGATGGGCGGCTTAACTAAGTCAGTTACAGCTATTTTACGCCAATTAATAGACGCAGGAACACTTTCTAACCTTCCAGCAGGGTTTAAATCACGAGGTTTAAATATTCAACGTCATGATGACCCATTACAACCAGGAGAATGGAGAGATGTAGACGCTCCAGGAGGAAGATTACAAGATGCTTTCCTTCCGCTACCTTACAAAGAACCAAGCGGTACTTTAGCTACGTTATTAGGAGCATTAGTTGATTCTGGTAAAAGATTTGCGGCTACTGTAGAAAACCCAACAGGGGATGGTAACTCTGAAGCTCCTGTAGGGACAACAGTCGCTTTGATGGAAAAAGGACAAAGAGTTATGTCCGCAATCCATAAAAGACTACATTACGCACAAAGAACTGAGTTTAAAATATTAAAAAGAGTGTTTGGTGAGTTTTTACCTGCTGAATATCCATATCAAGTACAAGGTGGCTCAGAAAACGTATTTAAACAAGATTTTGATAATTCTGTAGATGTTATTCCTGTAAGTGACCCAAATATTTTCAGNATGACCCAAAGAATTACTTTAGCTCAAACACAGCTACAAATGGCACAAGCAGCACCTGATTTACATGATTTAAGAGCTTCTTACCGAAAAATGTATATAGCTTTAAATATTAAAGATATAGACTCATTATTACCTCCAGAACAAGAAGTACCACCACGTGACCCTATTAGTGAACAACAATCAGCAATGACAGGTAATCCTATAAAAGCTTATCCGTTCCAAAATCATGAAGCATACATACAAGCTCATTCTTCGTTTATGCAAAACCCTATGGTACAACAAAATCCTATAGCGATTCAATCCATAGGTGCAAATATACAAGAACACCAGTCTATGTTATATAGACAACAAATAGAACAAGCTATGGGTCAACCTTTACCACAACTAGAAGATGGACAAATGCCTCCAGAAGTTATGAACGAAATAGCTATGATGGCGGCACAAGCAACACAACAAGTTACAGGTCAAGCACAAGCAATGGCACAAGCCGCAGCACAGGCACAACAAAACCCACAAATGGAAATGTTCCANCAACAANTACAGNTNGAAAAAGAACANNTNATGC